AGGCTAAAGGCTTTGATACAACAGCCATGTTCCGTAACTATCTTGAGGAATTTGAGATTGTTCGGGCGCAGGATATGTCGGCGGCTAACTTGTCGTTTGCACCACGACCAGGCACAGTTCTGATTGGCTACGATAACATTCCCGATACTGGCTACGGGACAAACTAATGCTTGCGCCTAACCGACTTGTTCAAGGTACGGCGGCACGGGTTCAATCGTTGCCAGCGCCAATCGGTGGTTGGAACGTGCGGGACAGTATCGCAAACATGGATACGCTCGATGCCGTTCAATTAACCAATTTCTTTCCTACGGTCAACAACGTGGTGTTGCGTGGCGGCTACACCCAGTATTCAACAGGCATTACAGGTCAAGTTCAGACGCTTATAGCGTACTCGTCCGGCGCAACTGACAAACTGTTTGCCATTGCGGGAACGGCAATTTACGACTGTACACTCGGCGGTGTTGTTGGCGCTGCGGTAGTTACAGGTTTAACTAACGCAAAGTGGGAATACGTCAACGTCACAACTCCCGCTGGCGGCTACATCATGGCGGTCAATGGCGTAGATGCGCCATTACTGTATAACGGAACAACATGGACAAATCCGTCTATTACTGGCGTAACTGCAACCACGTTAAGCAATATCACAACATTTAAAAACCAAGTTTGGTTCACGCAAGCCTCAACCCTTAAAGCATGGTATTTGCCAACTTTAAGTATTAGTGGCGCAGCTGCCGCAATTGATTTGAGTTCGGTTGCCCAGCTCGGTGGTTATCTTGTTGCGGTTTCAACATGGACAATTGACGCAGGCTACGGTGTTGACGATAACTTAGTGTTTATAACGTCCAATGGCGAGGTTATTGTCTACGCAGGTACTGATCCCTCAGACGCTACAAAATGGGCGCTAATCGGCGTTTGGAGGCTTGGTAAGCCTGTTGGCAAGCGTTGTCTGATGAAGTACGGCGGTGACATACTTGTTTTGACTTACAACGGTCTATATCCACTTGCCGCAAGTCTACAGTCATCCAGACTTGATCCAAGAATTGCTTTATCAGACAAGATTCAAGGCGCATTTACTGCTGCAACGCAATCGTATGGCGGTAATTTTGGGTGGGATTTGACGTTTGACCCGCAACATAATGCTTTAACTATTAACGTGCCTGTTGCCGAAGGGCAACAACAGCAGTATGTGATGAACAACATCACAAAGTCTTGGTGCAACTTTACAGGCCAGTACGCTAATTGTTGGACAATTTTTAGTAATGAACCGTATTGGGGCGGCAATGGATTTGTCGCTCATGCGTGGGATGACAACTACGCCAACGACACAAGCGACATAAACGGTTATGCGTTGCAAGCGTTTAATTACTTTGATGCTCGTGGCGTCAAAAAGTATTTTACTAGAGCAAGACCGTCGATATTTACTAACGGCACACCGTCAATCTTCATTGGTTTAAATATGGATTTTGACTTGGCAGACACGACTGCGGCGCTAAGTTTTAGCCCACAGGTTGCTGCTAAATGGGATGTTGCTTTGTGGGATGTAGGGTATTGGGCTACAGACACGGTAATTACAAATAATTGGCAAGGCGTAACTGGGATTGGGTATTGCGCTGCAACACAGTTTAAATCTGCATCTCAAGGAACGACAATTCTATGGGCATCGACGGACATTGTTTACCAACAAGGTTGGGCTGGCATATAGTCCAAGGCGCTGATATAGGGCATTGGGTGGCACAAAGGATAGCAGGCGAGTTTTTTGCAGAAGGATCAAGTGCGATTGGTTTGCAAAAAGATGGGGTAATGATTGCAGGCGTAATTTACGAAAATTGGAATCGGCAAAGCATTTTCTGTCATATAGCAATTGAAGGACGTATGACAAAAGCGTATTTAAAAGCAATATTTGATTACCCTTTCAATGTTTGTAATTGCAAAAAGATTATTGTGCCTGTGGTCAGTAATCATGCAAAAAGCATAAAATTGGTAACTAAGATGGGTTTTACTGAAGAAGCAAGATTAAAAGATGCCTCACTTGATGGCGATATTATATTTTTGACATTGGCACGAGAAAATTGCCGATTTCTAGGGGTAGAAAATGGGTAAGTCAAGCGCAGCACCGCCAGCACCAGATTATTTAGGCGCAGCCAAGCAACAGGGTATTGATAACCTTGCAGCGGCTAGACAGTCAAACGTTATGTCTAACCCAAATATGTACACACCGTTTGGCAATCAGACTGTGACGTACTCAGGCCCAACATTTGACCAAGCTGGATATGAAACAGCGTTGGCTAAATACAACGCAGATAAAATTGATCCAAATTCTTATTATCGGTCAGGCGAAGGTGGTCAAACAAGTTTTGACCAAGGCGGATTTGATTTAGCTAACGCACGGCGAGGCGCAGCGCCAACCCGTGAAGGGTTTATGACTGGCGGTGGAATTCCAACTGTTACCCAAACGCTGACACCGCAAGCGCAGCAAACTTTAGATTCGCAACAACGTGTCCAGACTGCATTAGCAAACCTTGGTGAAAGAGGTATTTCCAATGCCTACGCTACGCTTTCGCAACCTTTTACACCAACATCAACTGAAATTAAAAAAGATTTCGGCGGGTATCAAGCCGTACCATTAGCCGACCAGTATGGGTTAGCGCAAGCTAAAACAGGTGCTGGAACATATGGATTAGCAAGGGGCGAAGTGCCATTGCAGTACGGTTTAAACACTAGCGATTTAACGCAAATGCCTACAAATGCAGGCATGAATGCACAACAAGCTATTCTTTCAAGGCTTGATCCTACAATTCAAGCAGGCGATACGTCTTTTAAACAAGCATTGGCAAACCAAGGGTTAGCGCCTGGTACAGCTGCCTACGATGCAGCGTTTAGAAACCGTGAAATGAGCAAAAACGACTTGTACAACCAAGCGGCGTTGCAAGGCATAAACCTTGACATGGCGGCTCGGCAACAAGGACTTAACGAGTTAAATACACTTGGCACGTTTGGCAATCAAGCTCAATTAGCCGGCGCAGGGTTGTATAACCAAGCGGTGAGTCAAAACTTTGGGCAAGGTGTTACAGCGGATCAACTTGCAAATGCTGCTGTTGGTCAAAACTTTGGTCAAGGGATTACATCACAAGGACAACAATACAACCAAGCATTGCAAAAAGCGCAATTTCAAAACATGGCGCAGCAACAGCAATTGGGTCAAGATTTGCAATTACGGGCGCAACCTATTAACGAAGTTATTGGGCTTATGGGTGGATCGCAGATTCAATTGCCACAATTCCAAGGCTATCAGGGCGCACAAGTTGCACCAGCGCCAACTTTTGCGGGTACGCAGGCGCAAGGGCAGGCTGATTTGTCACGTTACGGTATTCAACAAGCCGGCGCTAATGCTGGTATTCAAGGCATCACTAGTTTGGCATCGACTGCGGCAATGGCTTATTTCTAATGCTTGGATTAGCGTTCTCAGGCGGGAAGGATTCTTTAGCGTGTTGGTACTTGTACCGTGAAAAAAATCCTATCGTCTTTTGGGCAAATACTGGCAAAGCTTACCCTGAAACGATGGAGATCATCGAACAAGTAAAAGCAGAGTCGGTTGAGTTTATTGAAGTTAAGTCAGACCAAGAGCAGCAGATTAAGTTTTACGGCTATCCAAGTGACGTTGTGCCGGTTGACCATAGTCTTGAAGGTATGGTGTTCGCAGGCGATAAACCAGTACGAGTACAAAGTTATTTAAATTGCTGTTGGTCAAACGTCGGGCAACCTCTGACAGAGGCAATTGCAAAACGTGGGATTACGCATTTGATTCGTGGGCAAAGGCTTGATGAAAGCCACAAATCCACGGCTCGGCATGGGTCGGTAGTTAATGGTGTGACGTACATTCAACCGATAGAAACATGGACTAAAGAACAAGTTTTGGCGTTTTTACGGACTCAATGCCAGTTACCAAAACATTATGCAATCGACCATTCAAGCCTTGATTGTTACGATTGCACAGCGTATTTGGCGCACTCAGAGGATCGAGTGGCATGGATGAAAGAAAAACACCCAAATTTGCATGAAAAATATAAAATAAACATGGCGGCTTTAAAGTCTGCCTTGTTGCCTGTTTTGGACTTATTAGGGAATTGCGATGATGAACCAATACGTTAATTTGTCACCACAGCAGAAAATGGCGCAGATGCTGCAACAGCAAGCTCAGCCGACTCAACTGCAAGGTCAAGACATGGGACAAATGCCACAAGCTCAAAACCCGTTTGGTGGCGCAAA